GCAGGCAAGGTCCTGGTTCCGCGTTTGGTCACGTAGAGTGACCCCGTACAAACCGAGCCTTTTCTTCATGTAGCTCCCAATTCCTTTTTGCCCGAGGGCATTCAAGGAGGGCTCCACACAGATGGTCCGATCCGTCTTGGAGGTCTTCGGTACAAAGCCGAGACGAGCAGGCCGTACTTCAACTGGGACGACAACAACCTCGTCGCCCTCCGGATTCTCATCCGTCGGGTCAAACTTGGAATGTTTCGTTGCCACTGTGTCGCACCATAGGGGGAACTCCGCAAGGAAGCTCCCCAGCCAACCCACCAGCGACTCACTACACTGCATTGGCGCTCCTAGCTTCGATCTGAAGCTAGCTACACGCCCAACGACGTTAGTCGATGCTCCGGGTCCGAAGAGAAAGGACATCTCCGAGAAACTAGGGACTGGTCCCAGTACTTGAGCTATTATCCGCTGTGCGTCGTGCAATACGCCGCCAACGTCCCACTTGGGAAGCTCGTTCCATAACCTAGTATTCGTCTCTCGGCACTTCTCTTCCGCCTGTCTAAACTTGGATATTGCTTCACGACGTCTGTCGTAGCCCAGGTCAAGGAAATCTTGCTTTTCAACAAGCGCCTTGATTTGCCGAGCATAAACATAGTCGTTAGTTTGGTCCTTGTCCAAAGTGAGAGGATCTATAAGAAAATCCGATACCTCACGATAGGCACCCTTACTGATCAGGCCGTTAAGAGCCTTACTCAGAGGGCCGCCCAGACGGGCACATTCATCAGATAGTTCCCGGACAAAGGCGAGGGTTTCACCCCGCCCTTTTGTTGCTTCAAACGCGTACATAGCTCCTCCTTATAGAGCTTGTTTACGTGAGTCCCCTAAAGGCATTCAGCCTAGTTGGGGAGGATCAGGCTAATAAACGCCTGCGGGACGGGCAGCACAGAAGCTGCCCAAGCACCCGCCGCGGCGTTGTTCGCCAGAGTACCGGTATTGGTGGAGCTGGAAGCTCCCTGAACAATACCGATCAGCATCCGCAAGAGGTTCGCTCGGTCAGCGGTCGTCGACCGCGCCGGTGCAAACATCGTGACAATGCCAACCATGGTATAAGCCACAGCCGGTGGTGCCACGTAACCTGCGGAAGTTCCCGAAGCGCCCAGGGTCTCCATCACGGGGACCTCAAGCTTCGCTGTTGCCTTGTAGT